TCAGGCGGATCTCGACGGAGTGCTGGCCCGCGCGGACGTTCGAGAACACCTTGCGGCGAACCTGGCGCGCCTTGGCGGCCTGCTCGTAGCAGTCGAGTTGCACAGGGGCCCCACCGTCGAGGCGTACCTCGACGATGCCGCAGTCGAAGTCGAGCCGCGTGCCGAGGTAGATGTCTTGGCCGGCGCTGCAGTGGGTCTCGACGGTCGCCGTGGCGCCCGCCTGGGCAGCCCGACGCGCGCGTCCCTGGCTCCAGAACTGTGTCGGCGCCCACTCCCAGAAGCCGCTGTAGAGGACCCAGGCATCGTTCTCCTCGATCCGCACCGATAACGGCCCAGCAACCTTCAGCGGACGCTCGCCTTGCGGGTCGCTGACCGTCCAGTTCGTGAAGGTTGCCTCCCACTCCTGGTCCTGGTAGGCGGCCGAGTCGGCCAGCTTCGGTGCGAAGGTCAACCAGATCTTCTGGAGGTCCGTGGCGCCCTCGGCCGAGAAGTCGATCGTGATCCGCCAGGTGGCGTCCGACGAGCCGCCCGAGAGCTGCCGCACAGATGGCGTGAAGTAGAGATTCGGGTTCTTGTGCAGTTCATACAGCCGGATCATGCTGCCGTCGTAGCCAGCTCGGGCAGCGGTGACCGTGAGGGTGTCGCCGGAGGCGGTGGCGGTCAGAGGAATGAGCACGCCCAGGGCCGCCCAGTTGGTGTTGTTGATCTGGTCGCGGATGTTGGCCACAATGATCGAGGCCGTCACGCCGGTCGCGGGATCCGGCACGATGTAGTCGAACGCAAGATTCTGATACCACAGCGTGACGCGGTCATACGGCTGCAGGCCGTTGTCGACCAGGGTGAACGTCCCGCTCGCCGCGGTGTAGGTCCCGCCAACCTGGGTGGCGTGATCGAACAGCTTGATCTGCTTCAAGATGCCGTCGGTCTTGAGGCAGTTCAGGTAGGGCCAGTCGATGGTGGCGAACTTGGGTGAGTCGATCGGCTGGAGATTCTGGTAGGTGAGATCGAAGGTGAGGACGATGCCGGAGAAGTCGCCGTCAGGGAGGTAGGAGAAACGCGGGTGGCCGAAGAAGTCGTCGCGGTCCCAAGGGACCAACACGGCGAAGTCAGCGGCGTCGCGGAAAACGCCCGAGACCTTTAAGCCGGTCTCCGAGGCCGAATGCAGGGCCGCGGCCGCACCGAAGTCACTGAAGCCTTGGAGATGAATCGACCGGGTCGGCTGGAGCTTCTTGATCTGCTCCATGGCTCACAACCGGATGCTCACGACCAGGCGCTCGCCGGGGAAGGTACTCCCCACGGCCGTGATGTCGAGCGTGATGGGTTGCGTCGGCTGGATCGCCGGCAGGTCCTTGCCGTCGATCACGTTCGCTGGGAAGGTTTGGCCGTCGTTGATCACGACGGCCCCCAGCGGGGTGCCGGCGACCTTCACGACCGCGTTGATGTTGCCGCCCTGGGGAGCGGTCTTGCAGTAAGCGTAGATGTCGCGGATCGAAGTCGCCTGGCGGAGGTAGACCGGCGGGACGGCGTCGCTTTCGATTCCAATGACGCCCTCGACGATCAGATCCACCTGCTCGCCGCTCAGAATGCGGATGCGACCGTCAATGAAGCCGCCCGTGTAGTTGTTGACCTTCACCGGCGAGTTGCCGTGGATGTTGGTGACGTAGAGTTCGACGGCGCAGACGGCCATCGATCGGAACGGCTCGCGGGCCTCCCAGGCGCCCGATTCGGGCGTCCCGAAGAAGTTCCTGGGAACGTTGTAGACGAAGATCGTCTTGTCGAGGCGGATGAGCTTAGCGCCGGCGGTGTGATCAGCAGCGGTCGAGCCTTTCTGGGCGCACTCGATCTGGGCCGTGTTTCCGGTGATCGAGACGAGCTTGACGATCTCGGTGCCGAACAGGGCGAGGTCACCGGCGGTGAACGAGGCGAGGCTGGCAGCCGTCAGCGTTGTGCTCGAGGCGAATGTGGGTGCCGCGAGAGTCGTCTGGGCCGGGGCGGCCTCATCGAAGTGCCAGACGGTGAAGGTCAGGGTCGAGATGGTCTTGGTGTTGGTGAGATCCTGGAAGCCGACAGCGGCCAGCAGCAGTACGCCATCCTGCGGCGCAATCCCGAAACCTGGCTCGGGCGGCACCGCGTTGTCGGTGAGGCCCGGCTCGACCGGTACAGGCGACGCCGGGACGTCGGCCGGCTTGGGGCCGACGAGCAGGTCGTACATCGAGTCCGTGGTGGTCCGGCCCTGGATGTCGATCGAGAAGTCCTTGTTCAGCCGCCAGCCGGTAACCCGAAACTCTCCGGAGCTGCCGGGCATGTCGGGGTGCGTCATCGAGCACACTATGCCGGGCTCCGTGTTGAGCGCCAGGACCGTGGTCCGGAAGCTGATCTGCCGCGCCGCCTTCCACTCGACCGGCGTAATGCCGCCCAACTCCTCACGGAGCCGCATTGTGATGATGCGCCCGGCCTGGGACTTGCTCGCCGTTCCCGAGAGGTTGACGTTGGACTTCAGAAACAAAGGAGAAGTGGCGCCGCCGATGAGCTTCGCGTGGTCAATGTCGTAGAGGGTGATCGAGTTATTGACAAACTCGAACTCCTCGTCGGCGAAGTTGGCGGTGAGGTGGTTGAAGCCGGGCCGGAGCGGCGCAAGCCCCAGGCTCCCGAACAGGATGTTGCCGATGGTGAACGCCTCGACCGCCGACGAGTTCACCCGCACCCCGACCTTGAGCTTGCCGAAGGCGAACGTGTAGTAGCCGAGGCAGTTCATCAGGACTTCCTGAATCCAGTCCCGCAGCGGTTTCTCCTCCTGGAGGATTCCCCGGAACTTGAACTGCGTCTCGGTGCCGGCGCCGACGAGCTTGGGCACCTGCTGGTCGCAGACCGAAGCCGCGGCGATTGCAGCGTCCACATCGAAGTACTGCTCGGCGGTGACCGCATCGGCAAACCGGAGGCCGCGCGCCCGAAGCAGCATGTTCACGACGATCCAGACGGGGTTGATGAGCACCTGCAGGGAGCGGACGCCAGGCGCCGTCCACACCCAGCCGGAGAGGCCCTGGTTGACAATGGCCTGCATCTGGTGCTCGCCCAGCCGCGAAGGCTGGAGGCCCTTTGGGTCCGAGCGGCGCAGCTCGATGAAGGCGGTACCCGCGGCGAAGTTGTCGCGGTAGGTGCTCGCGCCCGAGAAGACCTTGCGCCAGGCGCCGCCGGTCTGGTCCCCGGATTGACCGAGGGAGAAGAAGTCGCTCGGGCCAGCAGGATCGGTGCCCAGCGCGGTCCGCAGGCCGAGCGGGCCGGGGTAGCCGTGATGAAACTGGCCGTCGAGCTTGTGGCCTGTCCCGAAGGCGCCGAGCGGCCCCTCGCCCACGATTCCCAATGCGTCATAGAAATCCGACTCGTCGCGCCCGGCGGCGATCTTCGAGTTCACCGGCATGTCGGAGTCGGTGTAGATCTCGGGCAACACCTCGTCGTAAATGGAGTCGGCCACAAGCGACACGCTCGTGATCGACGACCGCCCGAAGCCCCACGTCCCGGTCGAGTTGTCCTTTATGCGCACGCCCTGCGGCTCGGCCAGGAGGCCGCCGAAGTAGCGTTTCATGCCGTGCGCGAGGCACCCGTTCGGTGTCTCGTAACCCTTGTCGCACTCGGTCAGATTGGCGGTGGGGAAGTGAACCAGGTCGAGCCCGCCCTGCTGGGAAAAAGGGCACCCGAGACCGTCGTCAAAGTGCTTCCAGCAGGTCCGCGAGATGCGGCGCGTCGGATACGGCAGGTTCAGCTCGTAGATGCCGTCGGCAGCCTGGACGCGGAACTCCGGACCCGAATCGAACGACCAGTCGACGATGTCGCCTTTCCACAGGTCCAGCTTGATGCCCGTGGGGACGTGGAACAGGCTGAACTCGATCGAGGCGCGGAACAGGTCGACGTCGTTGGCGAGTTCCCGCATGACCCGGTCGCCGTTGCCGAAGACGAAGCGGGCCTCGTCGGCCTGGTTGCCGAGGGACTGGGAGATGCCGTCGAAGTCGACGAGGCGCGCCTGGTATAGCTGGCCACCGACGGTGCAGCGGCGGTCCGAAACGTAGATGGCGGGATAGCCTGGCTCGAGCGGCTGGATCTTGACGAGCGGGACGAGCTGCTGGACCTGCGCCAGCAGGGCGGACGAAAGTTCAGAGGAGGGAAACCGGGAGAGAGTGGCGTTCAGGATGTAGGTGGGCGAGGAGGTCGGGATCTCAACCAGGGTGAGGCCGATCGAGCAGACGGAATCCGAGACCATCTCCCAGGAGAGCGGCTCGTTCTCGAAGCGGCAGACGTAGCGAGTGGTGTCGCTCGCGTCGTCGTTCGGCGCGTCGTAGTAGAAGGCGCCGAACGGCCCATACTGGTTCTCCCAGAAGTCGCGCAGGGCGATGCGTTCCGAATCGCGCAGCCGCGTGCGTCGAATAGTGAAGCGCTTCGCCCCAGTGCCGAGTAGGAAGCGCTGTTCGATCTTGGCATTGGCACTTCCGAAGCGGTGCACCACGACCTGGGGCGCGTGGGCGCGGCCGTGCGGGAAGTCGGAGGTGATCGGGAAGACACCGGAGATGACGATCTCGGGCACCGGCACCCGGCCGAGGGTGTCGCTCATTTGGCGTGGTACTCAAGATGGAGATGGTCGCCTTCGAGGATGACGTCGAAGTCGGCGCCCAGCGCCTCGCGGATCTCGGCGACGATCGACTCCATGACGTCCGCGGGTACGTCGCGCGTTCTGAGGTCAATCGCGGAACCCTGATAGTGCAGCGAGCCGCGCACATGCTTGCCGTCTACACAGGACGTGACGACAAGCTCGTGGCCTGCCCGGTTGTAGGCGCGCTCGGCTGCGATCACGGCGAACAGGATCTCCGGGCGGATTCCGGTGAGGCGGACTGCGGGCTTGAGCTTCGGCATCTTACTTGGGAAAAAGCGTGGGGACGAGGTTCGCGTCCGGCGCGGTCCATCGGTCGGCGGTGACCCGTTCCGGCCGCTGGGTTTGGTCAAGCTCGAGCGCGGTTACCGGAAGCTGTGGAAGCGCGGCGACCGGCACATTGCACAGGGTCGGCGTCGCCGGCACGGGCATCCACTGCTCTACCGATTGGGCCATGGTCGCCTTCCTTCCATCGCTTCGAGCTTCGCTTCGAGCGGAATGCAGTGGTCGCACGCAGGGTTTCCACACGTCACGGCCATGCACCGCAAGCAGAAAGTCCGGCGCGCCCCGCTGCCACGCCGGCTCACGAAGTGGCAGCCGCAGTGCGGGCACTGGAGCGTGTGGGCCACCTCGCGGCCGTCGATAAGAAATGCCCCGTGCGCGTTCCGCTCGAAGTTCTCGCTCGCCACCGCTACTCCTCGAACTGGATCGAGAAAGCCTGATCAAACGCCGAGGTCACCTGGACCGGCAGGATCGCAATGCCGTTGCCCGTGGCCGCCGGCAGTACGATCTCCTTGCCGTCCTTGGGCGCCCAGCGCCAGGTGGCCCGCTGGTTGACGCCGAACTGGAGCAGCAGGGCGTTCGCCGTGAGCGTCGGGCCGACCGAGAAGGCCGCCAGGCCCGAGGTCGCGAGCGCCACCGGATCACCCGGGTCGAGCGCCTGCGGCGTGATTGAGGAGCCGGGCGTGCCGGGGCTCGTGCACCGCTGCAAGGTGTAGCGAGCTGCGTTGTCCGCCGGCGTGGCCGCTGAGCCGAAGGTCATGTCGTAGATGCGCGAGCGGATGTTCGCCGAGGAAATCAACGTGACCAGGGGCAGCGTCGACGACTGCGTGTTCACTGCGTTTCCGTTGACGGAATAGTTTCGAGCCATGAGGTTCCTTTCCGTGGCCGATCAGGCCACTTCCACCAGTTCGATCTCGCATTCCGAGCGCGCCAGGCCTGAGCTCTGGGACCACGCTCCTTCGAAGCGGACCGTGTAGCGGCCTTGGGTGGCCGCGCCGGTGGGATCATGCGAGAACGGCGGGACGGTTTCGTAAGGGTCGTAAAAGTAGAACGGCTCCTGGGGACCGTTGCGCGCGTCATAGAAGTCGCGTAGGGCGGCCAACCGCATCGGTGTGAGCTGCTTGGCGAGTCGCCATCGCTTGCGGCTAGTGTCGGCCAGACGCCCGCGCTGGGACTCGCCGTTCTGGTACTCGCTCACCTGGACCGGGTACTCACGCGAGTGCAGGAAGGCTCGCGAAAGGCTCGCTGGCAGCACCATCACGGGCGTCGCAAGCAAGACAGATCCGGGCATCAGTGATTCCGCTGCCGGCGCACGGCCCCCACGGTGCGGATCAGCGTTTCGAGCAGCATCAAAGCCACCCCGACGACGACCGCGCGCAGCAGTTGGCGGCTGCTTTCCGAGGACTCCTTGGCTGCCTGGATGTAGGCCTCGATCCGGGTCAGCCGCTGCGCGATGTCGAGCTTTTCGAGACTCTGGTCCAGGCGGTCGAGGCGGCGCTCAAGACCATCGATCCGCTGGTGATTCTCGATGACGCGCTGTTGGACGCTGATCCCCTGCGCGGCGGCGCCGAAGCGAAACATGGCGAACACCAGGTACAGGACCGCCGCGAGATTCACGACGAGCCTCGCTGGAGGCCCATACCGCTCAATCGTTCGCATAGGCTTACCTTTCCACGAGGACGATCGGGGGCTGGTTGGACGCGGCCACGGTCAGCGACCCGCACGTGGCAGGGAGCGCTCCGGCGCTCCCGTTGTTGCCGGCCTGGGCGAACTTCTTGTTGGTCTGGGTGTTCAACATGGTGATGACCTGGCTCGGAAGGCTCGTGGATCGGAGTGTCAGGGTCGTAGAGTCCGCGGTCATGGCCAGCCAGTAGATGCCAGGATTGAGCGTGACCGGCCCGCCGGTGATGGCCTTGGTCTTGATACCGGCTACGTTGATATCAGGGCTGCCGCCGGCGGTCATGACACCGGAGTTGACCAGCAGGCTCGCGCAGGCGGCGTCATATAGCCCAAGGCCCAGGGAAGTTCCGACGCCACTGGTCGCGACCACCTCAAAGGTCATCTGGTTCAAGGTGACCGCGAACGGTAGGACGAACTGCCAGACCCGCGTCGTGTTCGTCGAGAAGGTTGTTGTAGCCCCCGATGACTGCGGCGCCTGGATCGTGATCGGGTAGAAATATCCTTGATCGACGGTGTTAACCAGCCCGGCCAGCGCCGAGGCGGGCACGCTGCCGGCGGATAGGCCGGCACCGCTGCCGAAGAACGTTAGCGCTTGAAGCTCCGCCAAGTTGCTGGTCCCGGAGTTCCACACCTTGAACCGGGACTTGTTGGCGGTGATCGTCACCCAGTCGTTGACCGTCGAGTTGCTCAAGGTGAGCAGATCCGTGGTCGCGGCGCTGATCGTTTGTGGCTGAGTGAAAGCGTTGCCCTCGTCTTTGTACGCGGTCTGGGAGTTTTGTCGGGCCTTCGCCAAGGTTCCGCTCCAGCCCAATGTGTGACTGCTGCCGCTCGACGAAATCGTCACATTGGTGTCGTTTGCGAAAGTCTGGGATGAGGCCGTCAAGCCGTTCAGGGAGGTAATGCCGCCGCCCGCTCCGGCGGCCCACTTCAAGCCGAGCGGCTGCGTTGAGTCGGCAGTCAAGACCTGCCCGTTGGCGCCCACGGGCAAACGGCTCCAGGCAGTTCCAAAAGCAATCACGTCGCCCTTGACGGCCCCAAGGCTGCTCAACTGCGAGAGCGCGATCGTTAGCGCCGGCGTGGGGATGGTCGAGACCGCCACGTCCTTGATCTTGAGGGTCGTGGCCGAAGTCGGAATCACCCAGTACTGTAGGTAGGTGCCGCGCGAAAGATAGAAGCGGACGGCGTAGGAGGTCCCCGCCGGTGTGGCCGTATCGTTCGGCTCGAGGGTCACGTCGATGACCCCGTTGGTGATGGTCACGGTCTGCTTGCCGGCCCCGATCGGTTCATTGCCGGCGGTGATGAACGGCGTGAACAGAGAGATTTCGGCCTTGCCGCTCGCGAGCGTTCCATCCGGGTACTTGATCGTGTCCAGGATCCTGGTGCCAGCGGCCGCCGCGAGACTCGGCAGCAGCAGGGCGAGTATCGAGGTTCGATTCGCGATTCGCATGAGAGGTCAGGCCGTCAATGTTCCGGGAGAGAGTTGCAACGCGAGCAATTCACGGCGGCCGGCATTGGCCCGCGTGGCGGTCATCGCAGCGCTCTGAACCACGCGCGGATTGTCCGCAATCGCGTGGACAGCTTCGCCGCGCAGTAAGGCCGTCGTGGCCGGCCCGTCCAGCTTGATCACGATTGGCCCGGCGTTCTGTGGCACGCCCGCACCGATGCGGTCGAGCGAGACCGCGCCGAGGCTCGGCTGATAAGGGGCGCCTCCCTGCTGGACCAGCGAAACAGGCCGCACCGTGGCAGGCAGCCCGCCGATGCTCTGGCCGGTCGAGAGCGCGTAGAGTTCGATCAGATCGCGGATCTGCGGGCTGCGGATCGCAAGGTCGAGATTGCCGCCGAAGCCCTGCTTGGCCATCTGGACGATCTGGTCGACGACTCCTTTCGACTGGATGTCCACACCGTAGACCGCGCGGATCTTCTCACGAGCCTTCTGCGCCGCGCTCTTGATGAAGAGGCGAACGATGCCGGCGATGGCGCCGACGCCTGCGCCAATGGCCGCCCCGATCGGGCCGCCGAACTTGAAGCCGAGCAGCGCGCCACCGGCGGTGGTCATGGCCAACCCGCTGACGCCACCTCGACGGAGGCCTTCGAAGGCAAGGAGCCCGCCGGCGAGAGCCGCGGCATCGGAGCGGCCGAGCGCCGCAAACTTTCCGCCCAGCGTGGCCGTCGTTGTCGCGCGACCGGCACCCAGGGCAACAGAGCCGCCGCCGAAGCCGAAAAAGCTTTTCAGGTTCGCTCCGAGACCAGCGAACCCCAGAAGGGAACTCGCCTGAGAGCCGGTCGTCACCGGTCCTGCAAACCCGCCGGTCCCACCGGGCCCGCCCGTGATGCTTCCGGCACCGAACACTGGCACGGCTCCAACACCCAACAACCCGCCGAGCCTCCCGAGTACCCCGCCTCCGGCCCCGCCGGGCGCCAGGGCGACGCGTTGCCCGGTGAACAGCGCCGTCAGCATCCGGGCGACCTGCGAGGTGACGATCTCTCGGAGCACGGTGAGCACTGCATTCTTGAGCGCGTCGGCGAGCGCCGAGAAGATGCTCTGGCCTTTCTGAAGCATGGCGTCAAAGACGCGCTCGCTCGCCGACTTCATCTGGTCGAAGATCCGCTGGTTGGCGTCTCGCACGATCTGCGTCTGGCGGATGGCCGCGTTCTCACGGGCCGCGTTGATGGCTTCCTGGGTGGAGGCCTCGAGCTGGCGCCCCTTCTCAGCGAAGGCCCGGAGCAGCTCATCCCGGCGGCGGGCGATCTCCTCCTCGCTGATGAGACGCGCCCGGGCGACGGCCTCCATCATCGCGACCTCCGCCTGGGCCTCGCGGTCGAGCGCCGCGGCTTTGAGGGCGAACGAACGGAGCAGGTAATCCTCCTCGATCGCGAGCTTCTGCTGTTCGATCGCAATCTTTTGCGCGACCGTGCGGGCGTCCACAAACTCGAGCGCGCGCAGCCGAGCGTCGCGGGCTTGCTCCAGTGCCGTCTGCTCGTAGTCGAGGCGCCTGTTGAGCGTGTCGATGGCCAGCTCCAGGGTCTCCGACTGGAACTCCTTCTCGCGGAGCATCCGCTGGCCCCGAAAGTCAAGATCGGCCGCCGTCTGATCCTCGAGCTGCTTCACGTGCTCCCGAGCGCTCTCCTTGAGTTCCTTGCTCGCCTCTACGCGCAGCCGTAATTGAGTCGCCAGGGCGAGGTCACGGTTGGCCTTGACCGAGAGGCCGATCTCCTGGCGGTAGATCTCGTACTCGGCGATGATCTTGGCAAGCCCGGTGAACTCCTGCTTCTGGGCCGCGACCAGCAGATCATGAGCCTTCTCCTCGGCCTGCTTGATCTTCGCCCGCAGCTCCCGCTGGCGCTGGAGCTCCTCTTGCAGCTTCTGCTCGTCGGCGATGCGCGCCCGAATCGGGGCACTGAAGTCGAAGGTCGGGGCCCCTTCGGTCAGATCCGTGAGCGCCCGTCGCGTCCCGGTGAGCGCCTGCCGGATCTGGTCGGCGGTGTAGCCGAGCTTCTGCAGCTCCTCAACCGACCGTCCTGCGCGGATCTCGTCGAAGATCTTGGCCCGGAGGGCGGTCTGCTCCATCGCCTCGGCGCTCTCATCGAGCCGCTGCTTCATCTCGTAGAGGGCGAAGCCGAACGTGGCGACGCCTGCTGCGACCAGCCCCCAGGGACTGGCGACCGCAGCGAGGGAGATCGCCCGGATGCCGGCGGCGATCTTCAACAGCAGACCCGGCAGGTTGTAGGCGGTGATGACCACGGCCAGCCCGGCCGCAGCCTTGGTCAGGTTGGCGATGTCGGTCGCGTTCTCTTTCGCCCACTTGGCGAGCTCAGTAAGACCCTTGACGGCTTCGCGCATCAGGGGCAAGAATTGCTCGCCGATGGCGTTCTTGGCTTCGAGCACATACCGGGTGAGCGAGGTCTGCTGCTTGCCTACCGTGCCGAGGGCGGCCTCGTAGGCGCCGGCGAATTTCGGCGCCTGTGCGAGCACCGCATTGAACGCCACCATCTTCCGCGCGGTCTCGGTCAGCTCCCGGCCCACTTCCTGTAGGGCCCTGAGGAACGCCCGCTCGAAGTTGACCTGGATGCCGTAGGTGCGCAGAACCTCGATCTGCTGGGTGACGATGCCGTGGACGATGCCGGCCAGGGTCTCGGATGAATTCTTTCCGGCGATCACGGCCGCGTCCTGCGCCAGGCGCGCGAGTTCCGTGGCCCGAGAGAGATCGATCTGGGCCGCGATCATCTGGGCGATGGCCGAGCGAGCGTCCTGGGTGGTGATACCGAGGGCCTTCACGCCTTCGACCTGGGCGCGCACGGCTTCCACGCTCAGGTTGTTCGCCTTCGCAAGCTGGTCGAGGGCTACGCCGAGTGTCTCGGTGCGAGCGGCGTACTGGGCGGCCTCGACAGTGAAGGACTTCAGCACACTGAACGCCTTCTCGATCGCGGCAACCAGCGCGCTGCCGGCGACCACGCCCTTGGCCATGCTGCCGGTGAGGCCGTCGATGCCGCGCGAGGCGCCCTGGGAGGACCGCACTGCCACCTGCTCGATGCGCGCGAGGCCCGCGTTGACCTTGTCGATCGAGCGGTTGGCCGCGTCGGTTGTGACCTCGACTACGAGTTGTAGGATGTTCGAGGCGGGCATCGTCGGCTCAGTTCCGCAGCGTGGCGGTCGCGTTCCTCCTGGCGGATGCGCAGGGCGACAAACTCATCGAAGGCGATGTCGTTCACGGTCAGAGTGAGGCCTGTCCGGAGGGCGAAGTCGAGATCCAGGGCCCGCTGCAGCAGCCAGCCAGCTTCGGAGTCGAGCGCTTCTTCGAGCTTGAGGACTGGGCAATCCGGACAACGCGTGGCATCGTCGGGCGCCGAAGGGCAGAGGTTCGGGCCGCCACAGAGATCCTCCCGGCGGAGCAGCCAGTGGACGAGGAACCGCACCCCAGGCGACTCGGGCCACTCGCCGGGGCTCAGACTTCCCCCGCGTCGGCCTCCTGCTCGGACTCCAAGCAAACGAGGAGCTCGGTGACGACTGCCGCCTTGTGAATCACTGGCACCTCGCTGGCATAGCCGTCCTTCG